GGCCTGCCGCTGGATGGTTGGCCTCACCTGAGCACGACCGGCGACCACACGCCAACGTCGCTGGCTGCTGAGGCGGCGGGCGTGCTGGCCAAGGCGTCCCGGCTGCGGGCGGGCATCGAGGCGCTGGCCGCTGAGATGCAGGCGGACACCTGCCCCGCATGCCATGTCTCCTACGCCGACGAGGGTTCCACCACCTGGGGCTGCGATCACACGGAGGGGATGCAGCACGCGGGCGACATGCTCCGCGCCCTCCTGGCCGAGGGGGGCGAGTGATGGACGCGGCGTCGTGCCTCGCGTGCGAGGCAAGCGGGTGGGTCGACGTTTGCTCTGGTGATTCCGAGTGCACGTCGGACCTACACGTGCACGGGTGCTTCGCCGACGTCGGCAACTGTGCCGCGCCGGGTGAGCATGCGCACCACAACCCCGACATGACGCCCGAGCGGTATGCCGCCGAACTGGACGCCACCTACAAGTCTTCCGCACCTGCGCTCGTATTTTACGAGCCAGTTTCTTGGTGGAATACCTAACCAAAACCGACAAAGAACTCTTCCGAAAGGAGCTGATAGCATGGCTGCTCGAAGAGTAACTCCTTCCAACTCTGAGCCAATCTCTCGAAGAGTCGCTTCAACTCCAGAGGCAAGAGAGAACCAGCTCGTCAACCTTGCCGTCGACCTCGCCGAGAGGCAGCTGATCGACGGTACAGCCTCCGCCCAGGTGATCAGCCACTACCTTCGCGCGGGTTCGACCCGCGAGTACCTCGAGAAGCAGCGTCTTGCAATGGACGTCGAGCTGATGGAGGCGAAGAAGAAGGTGATGGCCCAAGGCGACCGCATGGAGATGCTTGTGCAGCACGCCATCGACGCGATGCGTGGTTACCAAGGTCTCCCTCAGCCGGAAGGTGGGGAGGACTTCGACCATTAGAACCTACTCGGAGCTGGTCACTCTGCCGACTCTCGAAGAGCGGTATGACTACCTCCGACTTCAGGGCATCGTCGGTGATCGAACCTTTGGTTCCGACCGATGGATGAACCAAGCGTTCTACCGATCGACTGAGTGGCGGCGAGTCCGCGACTTCGTCATTGCTCGAGACCTTGGCTGCGACTTGGCGGACGAAGAGTTCCCCGTTCACAGTCGACCGACCATCCACCACATGAATCCGATGCAGACGATGGATCTGATTCATCACAACGGGGACATCCTTGATCCCGAGTTCCTTATCACAACCTCACTCCCAACCCACAACGCGATTCACTACGGTGACGAAAGCTTGCTGCCTCGGCAGTTCGTTCCTCGTCGTGCGGGTGACACCAAATTGTGGTGACCAGAAAGGAAAGCAGAATGGAAGAGAACCAGAACACTGAGCGGGCCGAGGAAGCGACGACTCCGGTCGACGTCACCCCGGACGAGACGCTTGCCTCCCCGCCCATCGACGTGCCCAACGAGGCCGACGCCAACGACGACGAGGACGTGCCCGCTGCGCTTGAGCGTGAGACCCAGGACGGGTCCGGTCTCGAGAACGACGAGTCCGAACTCCCCGAGTCCGACTTCGCCGGCTACGCCACGGACGATGTGGAGGACGACAAGTGACCGCCACGATCAATTACGACCAGCCGGTCAAGAACCTGATCGACGAGCTGTCGGCCACGGGTCACGTCACCCACACGGCCTACCGCAAGGACTCGGTCACGTTCCACCACAACGCCGGACGCCTCTCTCACGAGGGTGTCCTCAACGTGTGGAAGACGCGTCCCGCGTCGGCCCAATTCAACGTCGACGGCAAGGGCACTGTCGCTCAGTTCGTCAAGCCCAACGAGTACGCCTGGGCTACCGGCAACAAGAACGGCAACCAGCGGTCCATTTCCATCGAGCTCGCCAACTCGAGCATCGGTGGGCAGTGGCCCGTCGCAACGATCACCTGGATGTCGGGAGCACGCCTCGCCGGCTGGCTCTTCGCCAAGGTGATCGGAGCGCAGCCCACGTCGGCCAACGTCCTCTTCCACCACCACTGGAAGAACACTGTCTGCGCCGGTCCGTACATGAACTCGGTCTACAGCCAGCTGCTCGCCGAGGTTGTGAAGTGGTACAACTTCTTCAAGCAGGGCAACGTCGCCGTTGTCCAGCCTCCGCCCCCGCCCCCGCCGGCTGCTCTCAAGAGCAACTCGCAGATCGCCGCCGAGGTCTGGGCGGGCCAGTGGGGCACCGGTTCCGACCGTGTCGCCAGGCTGAAGAATGCTGGCTACGACCCGGTGCTCATCCAGCAGCTCGTCAACAAGGGTGTCGGCAAGCGTGGAGTGGTCGATGACCCGAATCGCAAGTCCAACTCGCAGATCGCTGACGAGGTCTGGGCTGGCAAGTGGGGCAACGGCCCCGATCGCGTTCAGCGACTCACCCGCGCCGGCTACGACGCGGCAGCCGTTCAGCGTGAAGTCAACCGTCGGCGCTAAGCTGACCACAACGTCACCGAGGAGGTGATCCCATGAACGAAGACAGCATTCTCGACAGCACGAAGAAGATCTTGGGACTTGGCGAGGGGTATGACGCGTTCGATCTCGATGTCATCACCGCGATCAACTCGGCTCTTGGCACCCTAGGCCAGGTCGGAGTCGGACCCGACATCGGCTTTGAGATCTCGAGCTCGGCCGAGACGTGGGATCACCTCCTCGGTGGCGACCCTCGTCTCAACATGGTCCGCAGCTTCGTGTTCTTGAGCTGCCGACTCGAGTTCGACCCGCCTCAGACCTCGTTCGCTATCGCTTCCATGCAGAAGCAGCTGGACGAGAAGATCTGGCGCATCCGAGTGCTGGCCGATCCGGCTCCACTCGCCACAGACGAAGACCTTCTGGTCCCGGAGCTCTGAAAGGAGGTACAATGGAAGACACAGAGAACAACCTGGCGCACTACGAGAACTACATGGCGCACTACGGCGTCAAGGGTATGCGATGGGGAGTTCGGAAGAAGCGCGCCCCGTCGGCTCCGGTGTCTCAGGATCCCGTCGACGTGACGATCAAGTCGCATCCGGGCGGGAAGATCCAGACCTCAGGCGGTAGCAATCAGCCGGCTCACGACGACGCCAAGAAGGCGGCGGCATATCGTCAGCAGGCTCGTGCCAGCAGCCCGAGCACCCTCTCCAACACCCAGCTGAAGGCGCTCATCGAGCGTGTCCGGCTGGAGAACGACTACGCCAAGATCCGAGCCGCGGAGCTCGAGGCAGCCAAGAGCCCTTCTCGAAAGTTCCTCGAGAAGTTCCTCAAGGACGAGAAGGCAACGCTGATGAATGGGAAGAAGCCCAAGACCCAGCAGGGTGTCGAGTTCATCATCGACACGCTGAAGAAGCGTGGGTCCTCGAAGGCCGCCGCCAAGGCCGCCGCCAAGGTCGCCGTCAAGTCGATCGGCAGCTGATCTACTACACCAGATGAAAGGAGGTTGGCGATGAGCGAGCTTTCCAACACGGCCACGCCGTACTACTACGGCCTATTCCGTGACGCCGTCCTCAGAGGAGACATTCCGGTCTGCCGGGAGATCTCCATGGAGATGAACCGCATCGATGCGCTCATCGCCAACCCCCACATCTACTACGACCCGGCTCCGCTCGAGGGATTCATCCTATATTGCGAGAACGAGCTGACTCTGACCGACGGTAGCGACCTGCACCTGCTCCCCAGCTTCAAACTCTGGGCTGAGCAGATCCTCTGCTGGTACTACTTCGTCGAACGTCAGGTCTACGAGCCGAGTCCCGACAACCACGGCGGTCGCTACGTCACCAAGACGGTCAAGAAGCGACTGACCAACAAGCAGTATCTCATCGTTGCTCGTGGCGCGGCCAAGTCGCTCTACGAGTCGTGCCTCCAGAGCTACTTCCTCAATGTCGACACCTCGACGACGCATCAGATTACGACTGCGCCGACGATGAAGCAGGCAGAGGAGGTCATGTCCCCGATCAGGACGGCGATCACGCGCGCTCGTGGTCCTCTCTTCAAGTTCCTGACCGAAGGATCGCTCCAGAACACGACCGGCTCTCGGGCGCTTCGCCAGAAGCTGGTGCCAACGAAGAAGGGTGTGGAGAACTTCCTCACTGGGTCCCTCCTCGAGATCCGCCCCATGTCCATCAACAAGCTTCAGGGTCTCCGGACCAAGATGGCGACGGTGGACGAGTGGCTCTCTGGTGATCTGCGTGAGGATGTCATCGGTGCTATCGAGCAGGGTGCGTCGAAGATCGACGACTACCTGATCGTTTCCGTCTCTTCGGAGGGAACGGTCCGAGCCGGCGCTGGTGACACGATCAAGATGGAGCTCATGTCCATCCTGAAGGGCGAGTACTCCGCGCCCCACGTCTCGATCTGGCATTACAAGCTCGACGAGATCGATGAGGTTGCCGACCCCGCAATGTGGGTCAAGGCGCAGCCCAACCTCGGCAAGACGGTGACCTACGAGACGTACCACCTCGAGGTCGAACGCGCTGAGAAGGCGCCTGCCGCTCGAAACGACATCCTCGCGAAGCGTTTCGGGATCCCCATGGAGGGATACACGTACTACTTCACCTACGAGGAGACCATCCCTCACCGTCCGCAGAAATTCTGGCAGTTGCCCTGTTCCATGGGCGCTGACCTCTCCCAGGGCGATGACTTCTGTGCCTTTACGTTCATGTTCCCGCTGAGGAACGACCGTTTCGGCATCAAGACGCGCAGCTATATCACTGAGCTCACCCTCATGAAGCTGCCTGGGGCTCTCCGGCAGAAGTACGACGAGTTCCTCAAGGAAGACAGTCTTCGTGTCATGGAC